ATCCCCCCTGGGGGTCGTGACCCCCATATCCCCCGGGGTTCGGGGAGCGTTGCTTCCTGAGGAGATTTTAATCTCTGCATATATAAACAATGCCTATTACGGACATATCTGAAACCAAAAACCCAAACGCTGTCACGTTTAAACCAATCAAAGAGAAACAAGACATTTTTATACCAGATATCAAAAATGCCAACATCAGCCGCCGTAATGGCATGATATACGCGTTGACAGGTTCTGGAGGAAGTGGTAAAACTAATTTATTGCTCAACCTCTTCAAATCAACAAAGTGTTATCGTAACAAATTCTATAAGATTTATTATTTTTGCCCTGCATCATCGTTTAGTTCACTTGAAAATCATCCATTCGCGATGCATGAGGATGTCTTTCATGAATTGACTGTTGAACATTTAGCGAATATTTACAACGAGCTGATACAGATAAAGGGCGGAGACGAAAAAGATGTGAAGAAGAAGAAAAAGGTTGCTGGGTTTGAAGACGACGATCAATCAGATGACTCATCGGACGATGAAAAGGAAGTAGAATACTCATGTGTTATCATTGACGATTTTGCAGATCGTTTGAAGGATCTTGATATTCAAAAAATGTTAAACCGCATGTTGATTAAGGCGCGTCATTTATGCTGTTCATTTATTTTCACGCTTCAAACATATTACTATTTTCCTAAAAATCTAAGAAAGCAGTTGACATATATCACGATTTTCAAACCAAAGAACGTGGAGGAGTGGTATAGCATTGCAAACGAGTTGCTTAACATGAGGAAAGATGACGCGATCAAATTGTACGACTATGTTTTCGATAAACCATATACACATCTTGACATTGATACAACAACTGATCAAATCTATAAAAATTTTAATCTTTTAACGATTCATTAGAAAACTACGTTTTCCAAACCTTTCCTTTAGCGACTCAGGGAGCGTTGCTCCCTGGGGGTCGTGACCCCCATATCCCCCGGGGTTCGGGGAGCGTTGCTCCCTGAGAATTAATCTCTGCATATATAAAACATGACCGACATCAACCATTTAATTAAAAGTTTAGAAAGAGGAATTTGCCCTGATGAATTGAATTTTGGCTTGAGACAACAAGAAGAGATCGATTGGCAAAAAGTAAGGTATAACACCTTTTTCAAGTCTCATGAATTTTTCGAGAACAAGTTTCCTGAATTCAATAATTTTCCAGCATTTGACGCGATAATTGATCAGATTGTTGAGAAAAACAAGGACAACAGTCCTCTTAAAGAAATGGAGGAGAGAAGTGAAAAATTGGAGGTCGTGACCCCCATATCCCCCGGGGGCAAGGGGGATGAATCCCCCTAAAATTAAATATCACAGAAGATAAAAATGACGAACACAAAAGCGAGTGAGTTAAAAGATCTGATTCAAGCCTCGTACAGTCGCAATACTCCTGCAAAAGAAATTGGTAAGAAATACGGTTACGTATTGGATGAAGACTTGTCAAATGCAGAGCAAAAGGTATTTTTGGACAAACGCAACAATCCGAAAATTGTATTCACCGGATCACGAAAAGGCAGTGACATATTAACAGATATAGCGTTGGGTGTTGGTTTGGGTGGTTTAACACCAAGATTTCAAAGATCGTCTGCATTAGTTGACAAGGTAAAACAGAAGTACAAGGGTAAATCGATTACTGCTATTGGTGACTCGTTGGGTGGAAGTTTGGCAGAAAGCGTTGGTGGAAAAATCGCAAAAGTAATAACGACGAGCAAGGGTGTAGGATTATTCGGTATTGGTAAAAGGATAAGACCAAACCAAACAGATATTCGCGCGAGTAATGACGTTGTTTCAATTCTGCGAAATACTCAAACAGGTGGTAAAAAAATAACAATAGGAGGAACACGCGGAATAGTCAACCCATTAAAGAGTCATGACTATCGTAATCTTACCAAACTCGGTGATCGTAAAGTTTAGTTACAATTCCGCTTGTGGTCGGTAAATAGGCGACGATGTCGCCAAAGGAAAGGTTCGGTGCAATTCCGCTTGTGGTCGGTAAATAGGCGACGATGTCGCCAAAGGAAAGGTTCGGTGCAATTCCGCTTGTGGTCGGTAAATAGGCGACGATGTCGCCAAAGGAAAGGTTCGGAAAACGTAGTTTTCTGAGTATATATAAATGAGCGTTGAAAGTATTCAAATACATCTTAATTCGCGGTATGCATCGTCATATAATGATTCAACCTTGTCAGATTGCAATTTCAGTCTTCCAGTAATTGAAATTCAATCACAGCATACAATTATGCTCTCAGTTCAACATGCTGTTATACCATATTCGTTTTACAACGTCAATTCAAACAATAATGTGATCTATATACAAGAAATCGTCGTTGATGGAAACGGAGCAACGATTGACACAATTAACAACACACTTTATATTCAGATTGGTAATTATAATGCTTACCAATTAGCGTCTCATTTGTCAACTCTATTCATAGATGGTCGCATGACTGTGACATACAATAGTATTCAAAATAAATTCTTGTTTGTCAATTCAACATACAATTTCAAATTTCTCGCTGCATATACGACTGCTACAGAGTTACTTGGGTTGTCGACGAATGATCTTAATAATACATCGGCATTACTGTATTACACAAGTACTAATTTAGTAAATCTCGCGACTGTCCGTTGTATTTGTTTAGCAACAAATTTATCAACCGCGTGTATCAACAACAATCAACAAAACGAATCAAATATTTTGTGTAGCATACCAGTTGACAGTCAACCGTATTCCGTTATCACTTTTAAGAACATGTCAAACTTTAAGGTCAATTTACATTCAAACGTATTAAGCAACATCACGATTAAACTTGTGGATGACAGCGGTAATCCTATAAACATCAATCGACAATATTTCTCTTTAACGCTGCAGCTGGATATTGTCAATTTCGTTGACTCATAGGTGGAATATTTTTTTGTAAAGAGGTGCGGAGATTAATCTCTGCATATATAAAACATGTATCTTGGAAAAAAGTCAAGCAAACAGCCGAGAACTTTAGGGCAAAGAATGTCGGGTGCGATCTACAGCCTTGGGACTAAAATTGTCCCAGCAGTACTGTCATCCGTTGTAACGAAGGCACTGCCAAAACTTTTAATGTAAATAAATATAAACAATGGAACCTTCCGCGAAAAAACCAACGACTTCTTTAGGAATTTACACAAACATGCTTATTCAACCAAAACCCCAAGTTATCCAAATAACAGGATTAATTAAGCCTCGAAAAAGTTAATTAATATTTTTTTCTCTTTTGCTATATTAAAAACAATGCTTCCGAAAAATCTCAAATATGGTTCAAAAGTTGAGTCTGCTATGGCGCGAAGTTCACGTGTCAATATTGCTCCACAAAACGGTACTTCTGGATATAATTTAGGCGATACCATCATATTAAATATCCCAACTCGCAACAATCTCGTTTTAGTTCCGACGGAATCTTATCTCAAATTCAATTTTAGAGTTGTCGCAGGGACTGCTGCACAGGCTGTTCGTTGGGACTCATGCGGCGCTCATGGCCTCATCCAGCGTATCAGAATTTTCCACGGGTCTTCATTGTTGCAGGATATTGACAACTACAATCTACTCTCAAAGATTTTATTTGATTTGCAGCAGCCAAGCGATGCCACACAAGGAAAACAATCTTTTTTATCTGGAACTCGTTCTGACACGACATTCAACGCTTCGGCTGCTATTGCTGCTACAAATTTTCCTCTGGTTGTAAACGTTAACAGTGGTGAGAGAATTGGTGGTGCTGGTGCCGCTCTATCTGCTGACGCTGCTGTTTTTATTCCAGTCGCTGCACAACCCGCTGAAACATACTGTCTTAATTTGATTTCTCTTGTCGGCTCACTTTGCTCAAGTAATTATTTCCCACTTTTTGCCTGTACATCTGCACCTTTAAGAGTAGAGATACAACTCGTTGACAATATGAATAAAGCCGCGGGATGCTTAGCAGGGGCTGCTGGAGCAATCTCTATGTCAAACGTGGAGTATGTTGCGAATTTCATCGAACTCGGAGACTCTGCCATGCAAACCATTTATGGTTCTTTAGGAAATGAGCCTCTTCAGTTCTGTGTCCCTGACTTCCGTAATTATGCTTTTAGTACATCATTAACCCAAAACACCGCAACCCAAATCGCAATGCCTATCCCTGCGAAATTTTCAAGTCTTAAAGCAATTGTAGTGGCTGCACGTGATAAGGGTCTTGGCGCGAATCAATACTTCCCTTTCTCATGCTGTACTCAAGGGATCACATCGTATAACTTTAGAGTTGGCGCACAGGTATTTCCTCCGAAAGAGCCGACTACTTTGTGCGAGATGTATGCTGAGACGTTGAAAGCATTCGGTTCAATCGGTGATATTAACTATCAACCATCTATTGACCGCAGAAGTTATAGTGGTCTTCTTGATTCTACAACTGCAAACATCAACACATTGTCCACTGTATCTGTTCAATACACTGGTGACGCACAGTCAGTTGTGTCAGGTATTTCGTCAGGTTCTTTCTATGTTGGAATTGACCTTGAATCGTATGCCGCGGCAAGTAAAGACACTATTTTTGCAGGGTACAACACCAACACAGACGACATCTTTTTTATGGGTAATTTTACAACCGCTGGTGCTACTGGTCAGGTGCGCTTTGACGCCTACGCAAATTTCGATTCAGTGATCGTCTGTGAAAACGGGGTCTGCTATGTAAAATACTAAGTTATTTTCTCAACAAATAATAAATGACTGATTTCGCTGTTGCAACATTGCTTTTAAAAGTTGGCGATATTGAAGGTGCTGATAACGCTTATGGTTCTACAAGTACAACCCATAATGTCCTAACATTTAGGAATATTAATCTGAGAACTCTTCTTGGCGACATGTATGACCAATATGATACATTTAATATTTCATTGACATCTATAACGAGTGCAAAAACACCTGCTGCATTGGGTGCGACTTTTGGCAATAGTGATGTTGACAATTTGAATTTGACGTTGTACATGAGTGGTTTACCATTTATAAATAACTCTTATGTTTTTACCAGAGGAGGAAACTCAGACACTGCCTTTTTAGGGTTTTACCAATATCCTTCAACTAACGCAACAACTGGCTTCAGAGTTTACAACCAAGCGGGGACATTGACATTTGGAAAAAGTCAGGATGTATGCAATCTCACATTGACGTTTAAACGTGTTAGCGATAATGCTAATCCTGAAACAACTCTAAGATTTCCAAATACAAACTTCACTTTTTTAATTAATGGCATTAGCAAAAAATCAACCACAAATGGCACACGTCTTTAGTCGTTTTTATTGTAATTTTTTCATGTATTTGTAAGTAAATGAATATTAAAAAATTTCTGAAATATGCTGAGCGTCATGAACACTATGAAGCTGTGAAGGAGCTAATTACACAATATAAATTGAAGACACAACGCGATCAATTAAAAATGTATGACGCGACGGTTTATCGCATATTCTGTAAAGACCCTGAAATTAATGACTCATACGTTGGTCATACCATCAAACCTTTAAGTGTTCGAATGTATTATCATCTTAAGACTTGTGCAAATTCTGGGTATAGGTATCACAATAAGAAGCTTTACAAATTCATACGTGCAAACGGAGGTTTCCAAAATTTTGATGTAGAGGTCATAGAGCAAACGCATATGAATATTAACGAATCGCGAAAATGTGAACAATATTGGATCAATGTATACAATCCTACACTAAACAAAATTGATTCTGCGTTTTCGTGTCCTGTAATTTGTCCAAAACAATAATAAAATGCTTTGTGAACATTGTCAAAAACCATTGAGAAGATGCAAGAGAATCGATATTGTTGACAGGACGATACATTACGCATGTATTAAGCGAATTCAGAAACAACGCTATGATGAAGCCTTTGAAAATTTGCGATTATATTTAGAAAGAAAAGGTATAAATTTAGTAATATAGAATAACTTTAGAAATAAAATGCCAACATACCAACAAAACAAAGCACACATCTATAAATACAGGGAAAATCATGTGGATCATTATAGAATGTACTCGCGAGAATACTCTAAGATGTATAATGATCTGAATAAAGATACTATTAATAGAAAGTCACTCGGACGATATTATTACAAAAAAGAAGCCGCAATCTTCAGAAACATCCTTCTTTAGCTCAGAAAACCAAGGTTTTCCGAACCTTTCCCTCAGGGATACGCCCCGAACCCCAGGGGGCAAGGGGGATGAATCCCCCTGGAATTGTAGTTTAGGAAAAATATCCATTTCTATAGATACACCATAAATGTATTAACTAAAATAAAACATCGCGATATTTCTACATTAAATTTTTGCAATATAGAATTGTTGAAATTGGTTTAAAAGAAAAAAATATCTTGTGGTATAGAATAAAATGCCAAAAAAGAATCTCGTAGCTCCAGCAAATCAGCCAAAGATTACATCATTCTTCACGCAACCTGTAACACCTATTGTGAATGAAGTCGTTAGAACTGTCAGACCTTTAATTGAGAAAACTAAATCTGATATCATGTCTGGAATTAAGACATCTTTTGATTTTACAAACAAATTATTCACCAATTCAAAGCAGAGGGAGGATGCTCTGAAAGAACTTATAATGACCTCTCAAGTTAAAAATGGCGTGTCAAATAACGTGTCCCGCGTAATCGTCAAAACAACTGTAAATAATGAAACCTCATATCAAACTGTTAATGATCAATTCATCAGCAGATTAAATGAAAGAGTCTTTGGAGAAGTCAAAGATCGCCATAGTGGTGATGTGAAAAAATCAGACCAAGTATATGAAAATGTAGTTAGTCAAGGCTCTGGGGTTCTTGAGTTTTCATCAATCAACTATTCCGAGAGTAGTAACTACGTTGACAATGGTGCATTCTTCAAATACTACAGCAAATTTCCAATGGATTTATCGCGATATGGAATTTTTGAGGACTTTGAACAATCTAATTATGAGAATACCTGTCTTGTTGATGCTCTATTAAATAGTGGATTATCCGATGAAAAATATACAACTCTTGTCAATAGCCTGAAGAGTCGCGAGATTCCAATCTGTAAACTACCTGAAATATGTGAAATGTTGAGTATTCAAATCAACTTGAAAAAGCAATCTGACAAGGAACATGTTAAGAAATATGGATCATCTGATGAAGTCTATAATATTGGTCTTATAGACAATCATTTCTTCATTAATGAAAAAATTGATATTACTTCTTTCGCTGCCAAGAATGCTCTTGAGATATGTCATCTTAAGGGATGGCAATTTTTTTACAAGATTCGAGACGGTAAGTACAAATCTGATTTAACGCGTAATATAACATCATTCGATCTAATAATGTTGCTTATGCAAAACAAGGATAAATATCTCACAAAAATCGGAATAGAAGACATAGGACTCGCGTCAACGCAGTTCTATGAGAAGATTGATTTGAAAATTGAAAACCTGGTAGATGTAGATGATAAAATGATCAGAAAAGTAAAATATATCAATAGAGATAGATGTGGAATAATGAATGTGTTTTTTGACTTTGAGACTTATACCAATGCAGAAAAAATACACGTGCCTTATCTATGTAGATACGTGAATGATAAATGTTCTAAGGTTTTCGAAGGGATCAATTGCGGTAAAATGATGTTGAAGGATATCGTGGACAACATTCCTGACAAGGAAACCTGTAAAGGAGTCAGACTGATAGCGCATAACGCGGGATATGATTTCAATTTCATTGTTAGACATTTATTTAGAGTCAGTTGCATCTATAGAGGTAGTCATCTAATCGCTGCTTCTGGTTTTTATACGTCGTACAGAAACCATGAAAAGCTAACTTTTAAAATCGATATCAAAGATTCATATAATATGATCTCCTCTCCTCTCAGAGACTTTTCTGGAATGTTCGGTTTGCCTTTTACAAAAGAGGTCATGCCATATGATCTATACAATACTCCAGGCATAATACAACAACGTTATATTAACATTGATTACGCGTTGACTTTTGTGAAAGAAAATGATAAAAAACAGTTTCTCGATAATATTGAGAAATGGAATTTTGAGAAAGACGGTAAATATGACATTATTGAATACAGCTCTAAATACTGTGAAATCGATTGTGATGTACTTAGAAGTGGATATAATAAATTCAGAGAATGGATGCTTACAATTACTGAGCTTGATATTGATTCATATTTGACACTCGCGTCAATGGGAGATAATTTCCTTATCAAAGAAGGTTGCTATGAGGATGTTTTCTCTTTGGGTGGTATACCTCAAAGATTCATTCAAGGAGCTGTTGTAGGTGGTAGAACAATGTGTTGTAGAAATGAAATGCAGATATTCAATTCTGAAGTTGATCAAAGTGGTAATGTAAGAAGAATGCAGGATTTTGATGGTGTCAGCCTTTATCCGAGTGCCATGTATAGGATGGAAGGATTTTTAAAAGGTGTTCCTAAGGTGATCAAAGATTTAGATTTTCAATCAATAAAAAATTACGACGGTTACTTCGTTGACATTCTAATTACTAAAATAGGAATTCATCGCGATTTTCCTCTTGCCTCTTTTAAGACTGAAGAAGGTATCAGAGATTTCACCAATGATTTAATTGGTAAAGAAATACGTGTTGATAAAACCTCACTCGAGGATCTTATTGAATTTCAACATGTTGAATTCAAAGTGTTAAGAGGATATTATTTCGATGAAGGTTTCAACACTCAAATTGGTAATATAATTTCGAATCTATTTGAAGAACGCGCTAAGATGAAGAAGGAAGCAAATAAAATTGAAGTAGTCTATAAACTATTGTTAAATTCGACTTATGGAAAAACCATCATGAAGCCAATTACTGAACGTCTCGACATAGTTGATGGTAGAGAACAATTCGAAAAATTTGTATACAGGAAATATTCTTGGATAAAGGATGTGGTTCAGATTAGTGATAGTAAAAAATACAAAATCAAATCTATAAAACCAACTGATAGTCATTTCAGTCGACCTCATGTTGGATCAATGGTTTTATCTTGGTCTAAGCGGATAATGAATGAGGTTATGTGTCTCGCGGAAGATATTGGAATTAAACTTTATTATCAAGACACTGACTCAATGCATTTAGAGGAGAGCTATATACCAGTCCTTGAAAAAGCTTACCTTGAAAAATACGATAGACAGCTTATTGGTAAAAAGCTTGGTCAATTCCATTCTGATTTCGAAATGAGACTATATGACGATCAAGGCAACAAAAAGAAGTTTGATGACGTACATGCTGTAAACTCAATATTCCTCGGTAAGAAAAGTTACATTGATGTTCTTCAAGGAAAAAATATAAAAACTGGTGAAATTGAGACTGATTATCATATACGTATGAAGGGGATTCCAAATTCTACTATCAAATATGTTTGTGAGAAGTATAATAAAACTCCATTTGAGTTATACAAATTACATTATGATGGAAACGTGATTGATTATGATCTAACGGAAAATGGTAAAAGAGCGAATTTCAAGACGAGTTCTTCCTTTTCAATTTCGACATTAGACTGGTTCACGCGCTATATTACATTCGATAAAGACGTGAGAAATGCTTTCAACAAATATAAGGATGAAGTAAACGCAAAAGGTGAAATTGTTGATGTCATGAAATTCAACGAGGCAATGTTGTCCAGGGGGATCCATCCCCCTTGCCCCCG